ATTTATATCGCGGAACCGCATTATCTCTGGCGTCCGTTTTGCATCTACAAAGACATACAAAGCAAAGGCAACAATCGCTTCCACATTAACTACTAAGCCTTTCTAGCCTATCCTCTAGGCGTTGTAGAGTATCAGTTATTCTTTGCAAATCGTTACGCAACTCACCGCGTGATACAAAGTCCTCGCGTGTTCTGTTTATCAATATATCCAGCCGCTTGACCTCTCGCGCTTGGGTTCCAAGAAACCAGCCGCCAGCCATAACCAGGACGCCAATCAGGCCGTCTATTATGTGAACTAAATCCACGCTTACCAACCTGACGGTGTACCAGTTAAAATTGTAGGCGTCTTCTGCTCTGCAATATTTGCATCAAGTTGTGCCTTCAGTTCTGCTTCCGTCTTACCTAAATCAGCCAGCACTTTAGCTTTGCACCAATCTTTGGTGATTGAGTTGTATGCTACAAAAGATGCACCCTTTTCCATTGGAGTGGCGACTGTGCCGTACATGGTTGCTGTTAAGTAATTACCGTCAGCATCTTTATCACTGTCACTAACGCAGTTTACTCTCCAGTGTATTGTTTGAACCACATCGACTTTGTCGCCATCTTTTGCTACGCGGTCTAACTGTGGATATTCAAACGTCATAGTTGTTGCCATAATTTACTCCTCTAATGCAGCCACACGGCTACGCAATTCCTGAATTTCTTTGATTAACATTGGAATCAATTTACTGTTATCTACGCCCATCATCTCTTCACTATCAGGACTTCCCACCACAGCGAGTGGCTCTATAGGCTGTAACTCCTGTGCTATCAGGCCATAATCCTGATGGTCGCCAGTTTCATTCCAATCGAATTGTCTCACCTGTATGGCGTCTATTTTGTCTGATGCAGATGCAGCATCTTGAATGTTAGACTTTAGGCGAGCATCAGATGAGGTGTTGTAGGTTGTGCTTGATGTTGTGACTGAAATGGCTCCTACTTGTGTCCCTCCGCGTCTGATTGATATACACGTGCCATCACCACCATTACGGTTCGCATTTACCGCTAAGTCATTATCTCGGCTAAAATAACCGTCACCAACACTGCGTAAACTGATTCCTGCTGTAGTATTATTTTGCCCCGGAATGTTTGTGGAGGTCTGCCCGATATTTAGGTGGCCTGAGGCATTTACCCGCATCCTCTCACTGTTTTCAGTCTCAAATACTAAATGATTGTCATCGCCGTTTCTAACAGAAGATATGGATGCACCGTTGGCATCTGAACTTGAGTCAGTAGAATTTATAAATCTAATGCGAGAGCCAGTGCCGCTTGACGTTGCGTTGTTTCTAATTTGAAGGCTGTCGTTTACTGAACCAGCAGCAGTGGCTACGATTTCTAAGTTATGGGCAGGTGAAGAAGTGCCAATGCCAACATTGCCGCTGCTGTCGATACGCATACGTTCAGTAGAATTTGTTGCAAAAATTAAGTTTGTATTTTCATAGTTGTAAACATACGCATTATCATCATTCCACAAAGTCACCAAAAATCCATCAGAAGCCCCAGACCCACTGTCTGCATTTGTCAGACGTAAAGCTGCCGCTGTGGACGATGTGCCTGAATGAACGTGTGCAGCTATGCCTGTGCTGTTCATTGTCGGGGTATCAAGACCGATGCCGACATTGCCGCTAGTGTCGAGGCGCATCTTCTCACTGCCATCAACATCGAAGCGAATGATTGTATTGTCTCGTTCAGCGTTTTCATCTGCCTCAAAAACAATATCACCGTTATTGTTACTGCGGATAATCGCGTCCGTGTTGTTTGTGGTGTCGATAAAGTGAAGTTCTGGTGATGCTGATTGGATGGTTGTAATCCCACCAACTTGCAATGTAGACGCCATGTCTACAGCACCATCGATGTCTACAACATCAAGGTTTGTTGTGCCGTCTACGTCAATGTCTCCGCTAATATCCAATGAGCCGAATGTTCCAACACCAGTTGTGGTAATGTTGCTAGATCCGTTGTCTATCGCGCCAAAGCCGCTTGTAATGCTACCGCTGTTGAGTGCGCCTGTTGTGACAAGGTTAGGCATGGCGGTGATTTCATCGTCAAAGTAAGCAGCTAGGTCTGTGACTGCCACTTGCTTCATTGTGCCAGCATCGTTGAACACCACGCGGTCAGCGTCTGCCACGGTGGTAGAAGAAGCAGAGGTATCCCCGTCCATTATGTTCAACTCTGCCGTTGTAGCAGTGGTGCTGATACTGGCGTCTTGGAAAGAAGATCCGTTGAAAACCCGTAGTGTGTTGCTGCTTGTATTGAAGTAGATGTCGCCCGTGGTTAGAGCATCACCATCATTGTCAGTGCTTGGGTCGCTTGACTTTGAGCCTAAGAAGATATCGTCAAAATTATCTAATGCTGTTTCTGCTGCTGCTTTTGCAGTTTCCGCAGCAGCCTGCGCCGTTTCTGCCGCTGCTTTTGCGGTCTCTGCATCATCTTTATGACTTGATGCAGTAGAAGCAGAACTTGCAGCCTCTGATGCTTTTGTGGTGGCAGTTGAGGCGTGTCCAGATGCAGTAGACGCGCTACTTGCAGCCGCAGTGGCACTTGTGGCCGCCGCAGCGGCATCTACAATCAAATCATACTTAGCACTATTGGCGTTGGTTGTTAGGGGCTGTGAGCCAGAGCTAGTGTGCGCTTCGTTCACAATGAAGATGTTATTGGTGCTAGTGTCTTTGACTAAATCACGCACTGCATATGATGTGCTTGCAGCCCAATCACCTCTAAATGTACCAATCTCTTGCGTGACAGATAGCTCTCCGCTGCTATCAAAAGCAAATATCTTGTTAGCACGGTTTGTGGCAGTGACTGTAAACTCAGTCGATGTCATGGTGTTTGTGCGAGATAGCTTGATGGAGCGGTCAAGCTCATCTTGCTGGTCTTGTGCCACAAGAGTCAGTTTATCAAGCGCATCCTCATGTGAGGCGGCAGGGAACGGATCGTTAGGAGTGTAGTCTGTGGCCTGTGTCTGCGCAGTCTGGCGTAGCAGCACCACTGTTTGCGCAGATGTTGGCGCACTGCCAAACACCACATTACCACCACTCGCACTACCAACACCCGTAACGCTGTAGTGCGTTGTCTTCGTCTGAACAGTCTCTGCGCCAGTCGCTGTGGTGCGCAGAATGACAGTGATATCGTCGTCATCAAATATCTTGAAGGAGTAAGCAAAGGTGGTGGTAGAACCATTCCCTGTGTAGCTGTTCCTTTTGGTTGTGCTGCTAACTGTCATTTTTTACTCCTTACACCTTTATACGCTATTTTCGGTTTACTTAAAAGAAAACTCAATTTTGAAGTGATTTGGTCAATTCAAGTCCAGATTTTGCTATTTCAATCATAGTCAAATACAACTGGTCAATCATTTGCCTTTTTTCCTCTGGCTCTGCTGGACCTTGGTGTATTAGGCGAATTGTTTTATTTATGTTTGCCAAGCTATCCCTGTAACCAAGCAACGGAACTAAGTTTAAATCTGTTTCAGACAAAACTTTATAAGCTTCGTTCAACCTGTTTTCGCCTTGCAATTTTTTAAATGTGTCTAAACGCCCAGAGACCTTCTCGTATTGCCTATAAAAATCCTCAATAAATTGAGAGCTTCCAGTTGGCTTGCGCACCAAAAATGCCTGTATTATTGGCAAATCCTCTAACGTCCTTGATGGCTTCGTTGGCTCAACAACAATTCCAGATTCAACTAACGCTTTATCTGCTGCCTGTATAGCGTATCTGCCAAGCGTTCCTGTCCATGAGCTTATCAAATGGTCTATCTTCTGTGGACTTGATGGCCCATAACCAAAAGTAATCTCATTAATTGTTTTCCCCAACGCTTTTGCTGTTGAGCTTGTGTATTGATTATACTGAAACTCAGGCAACATGTTTTCCATACCGCGAGAAACTATTGGCCTATCAGTAAAAAAATTTCTGTTTGCTTTAAACTCTATAAAAGGCTTTGCAAAGTCAGGTATTGGCCCCATGCTTAGTGCTGCATCTTTGGCAAACTCTGTAAAAAATCTTGACAAATGACCTGGGTCTTTTGATTCAACAAAATCCATCATATATTCTGCGCCTGTACCAAACAAAAGTCCTAGCTCAAAAGGTTTTGGCACGCGCCACACATGGTAATTCTCAGGCTCGTTTATCGTGCCATCACCAGTTATAAAAATCCAAAACAAATCTTTTTGCCATCTTGGCAAACTTTGATATCGTGGATCATCATGGTTCTTGTACCAAAGCAGCATGCTTGGCAAGGTTATGTAAGCAAATATTTTTGCAGATGTGCCAAGTGGTCTTTTTTGAAAAGCCTCATATATCTTTGCATAGCCTTGAACTCTGGCATTAAAAAACGCTGAAACCATATTAAGGGCTTGCATTTGCGTTCCCATTTTTGAGAAGTCGATAGTGATGTCTCTACTCTCAAAACCAGCTTGTTCTATTATGTCTCTATCAGTTAATTTTTTACGTCTTTTGAGTTGGTTAAACGCAAGTTTGTATTGTCCTATTCGTCCGGAGCTTTCAAAAAACTCAGACGCTATCCTCAATGACTCAAGTGGGCTTGTAACAAGATTCCTAACTTTGCCTTTCGTTAGATAACGCTTCATGTCTTGCCGAAAGTAATTCCTATCAAAGCTTACAAGCATAGACTGTAACGCACCTGATTTTACCCAATCTTGGTACATTTTATCTTTGCGTATCATATGCCAGAAACCCATAGCATTATGATAAAATGGTATGAATCCACGATCACTCATTATTGCTGCGGATAGAGCATCTCTTTGAAGGTTTCGTATCATAAAGTCTGGAGCAAGCGTTGCACCAGCCCTCAACAGCCTTGATGGGGTTCCAAGAAACCTTAGAAACATATTTGACTGATAGCCATTCATATCGCGCAAAGCAGAGGCAATTTCTTCACCAACCTCCCAAATTTCACGCTTACCTTTTCTAAATATAGCAATCTCTGTATTGCTAACCACTTGTCCATTCCTACGGAAAACAGTCATACCATCCGCAAACTCTGGCTTAATAGGTCCATCAAAAGCAGCTTCAAGCTCTTTTGCTGTAATTTTAGTGCCTCTAACTTTTGCTGGGACTTTCTTAATATTAGGGAATGTTTCGGGCAGCTTTTCTACCATCTCAATAAAGCTAGTATAAGCTTTGTTTCTCTCTGCCAAGGCAATGTGGTGCAGTGCATTTAAATGCACGCTTTCGATTGGGTTGACTATCTTTTTCTGACTGCCCTTAAAGCGTTTAAATGGGTTGCGAACAGCAGAACTAAAATTACTGCCACTCATGCTTACTGCTTCATCAAGAACGCGATAAAAAGGAACGTAATCCTTGTTCGCCTCAAGGATAGAGTTTCTTACTTCACGACTAAGAACACCGCTATCAACAACAAAGTCTACCGTTCTATTTTGGAACTCCACCATTTCTTTAAAAGTAGATTCATATTTTGCGCCCAACTCAACAACTGTTGCCCTAGCTGAATCAAGCGGAACTCCTGTTTCCTTTCCTTGCTCTGCTTTTTCCAAAGCCCTTTTAGATACAGCGTAAGCAGTAAATTCCTTAAAATCTTTATCGGTTTTAATGTTACGCAAAACCTCTAATAATCCTGGTCCATTTCTTTTCAAAGTTGCAAAATCTAATGTGCCGTATTGCAGGGTGTACATACCGCGCCCAATCATACCTGGCTGCAAACGCATCTGCGTGTAAGGCGTCATCCTACTTTCAAACGTACCGCCCTCACGTTCAAAGTTTCTTACAGCCTTTAGAATTGGGTGTAGTCTGTCGATATAATTTGTAACAAATTTTGCCTTTGTGTCAGACAGAGCCTCCCTTGGTTTCGGAACCTCAAACTCAACTCTTTCTACGACTTTATTGACTGCATCAGACGCGCTGACTTCAGTGGGTACGGCATCCCTTCTTGCAAACTCAACTGCATCGACAGGCTCTAAACCGCTTTCACGCGCCTCATTATAACGCTCTGCATTTAACTCTGGGCGCACTATGTTTCTAGCGTCCTCTGGACGAAACTCATAGTTTACATCTGGCTTTGCACTTTTTGGATTAGAGTCTTGTTTGAATGGCTGTATTACGTCAGTCGTAAGTGGCTCATTGCGAAACTTTTGAATGTTATCGCTTGCCAAATCCTCACGCATACGATCATTGAGGGATACTTCTTGCATCACTTCTGGCGTTGTTTTTGAGGTTTTTTTGACCCGATCTGTGACCATTTTTGTGGCTTTTGCGGTGCCTTCAAGACCACCAAATGTACCAAGAACAAGTGCAGTGTTTATAAGCTCATCAGATGTAGGCAACTGTCCTTCCAAAAGAGAGCCAACACCTGTAAATGCTGCGTATTGAGTTGCATATTTTCCTGTCAAACTTTTTGCGCCTATCCATCCAGGCGCAGCAACGCCTACTCCTAAAGTCAGGCCAGACTTCATGCCTTCTTTAAAACCATGCTCAATAAAAGACCCCCACCAGTCTTGCCAGCCTCTTGTTTCTCCATTCTGCAAAGCATCAATATACATTGATTTGATACTTTCATTTACAAACCCAGCAGCAAAACCACCTGCGAAAACATTTCCACCAGTAGCTGCGGAGCCAGCAACAGCGGATGGCAAGAAAACTGGTAAATCAGCAGTTATATTTGTAACGCTTTCCCACCATCGTTCTAAATGTCCAGTATCTTCTGGCTCAGGAGCTAAGGCTTTTGCAGAGTTAAAACCAATTTTTCCATCGCTATGATATTGTACAGCTAGATTAATTGTTGATTTTCCAAGCCCTCTATCCCAATACTCACCCCACTCTGCTTTCTCTCCAACAGACCACTCTTTTACCTCTTTTATAACATCTTGCCAGTATGACTGTATTTCTCTAGCGCCAGATATGGGTTTGCCAAACTCCTCTTCAGCGAATGTAAACGCTTGTCCCTCAGTCAAAAATGGCAAAGGTGCAACAGGCATATCTTCTTCTGTTGGAGACGGCTGGCTTTCATCATCTTCTTTTGCTTGAGGCTGTGCTGATGTTTCTGTTGTTATCTGTTCTTCTTCATTTGTTGGGAGAGTAGATGTCGTGGGCATGCCTAAAGACTGCATGATTTCTTGTTCAGAAAACCCAGCACCGCTTAAAACATTTACTTGCTCTTTTGCATAAGCATCAATCTCCTCTTGAGAGAATCCTGCGCCTTGCAAATCCAGTATTTCATTATAAAGACTCAATTTGCCCCCATAAGGTTATTGTAAATTGGTGGATTTGGGCCTGTTTTCCATTTTTGGTACTCTTCGCTATTTAAATAATCCTGCATGCTTTGATTAGGCAATTTTTGTGGTGGCTTTACTTCATCTAGCCCTGGCATTTCTTGATTTTGAGCTAAACTCTGCCTAATCTCTTCCATTAACTCTTGATCGCTTGGTGTAAACTTTTCGTCTGCTTGAATTAAAAAACTCGGAGATCGCGGATCTAATAAGTCTGTAGCAGATATCCCATCACCAAGCCCCTTTAAAAACCTTTTTCTCATTTGCTGCGTAAAGTCATAAAACCTTGCATCACTTTGTAGGTTAAGGTTTATAAAAGCTGGATTTCCAATAATTTTGTCTTTATAAGCATTTAAAAAAGCTTGGAATCTATCCAACTCTTTAAGACGTTGTGAGCTAAAAGCTGATTCTGTTGCCCTTTGTCTAGTTGAAATATAATTCTCAAAATCACTTACATCATCATCACTAAGACTTTGCCCTGATCTTTCCAATAAACTTAAACCAGCCCCATTGTTTGCTGCTTTTGTTTCATCAGAGTCACTGGGAACAGTAAATTTTTGAGTTAAGGATGCTATTTGCCCTGTAAATACTTTGTCTCTTGTTTCTCGAAATATTCCGGGGGAACTATCAGTCAAAATCTCTCCCCTTGACCTTCTCCCAGCTAAATCTTTTAGCTGTTCACGCAAAGTCTCTCCAGCGCCCCCAATGAAATCTAATTGATTCAAATCAGTTATGCTTAATTGACCATTTAATATTTTTTCTTTGTTTTCTGTGTAAATTTTTTCATTTGTATCCCTTTCAATTCTATCATTTTTTCTTTGTGTAAAAGAAACTTGGTTTCTGGCTGACTGCAATCTATTTTGCCACGAATCCTCAATCCTAAGCTTTTGCTCTTCTGTCAAAGTTTTCCACTCTGACTCAAGTTGCTTGTTGCCTTCAAAGTTGCCTTTTCTTGCATTTTCTAAAAGAGATTCAACAGTTTCTATAGTATCGAAATCAGCTTCCCCGATATTAGATATGGGAAGATACGAAACAAATCTTGCAACTTGTTCATCGTCAGTATCTGATAATTTTTTGTTTTTGGCTGCAATAAGTTTATTTAACACCCTTTCGCGCATAGCTTCTTCAGCGCCAGTCAAATCAATGCGCCCTGCCTCAAATGTAGTTCCATCCACTCCAGGCACTTCAAACATCAAGGTAATAACAGAGTCATTCTTTCTTACTGAATTAATTGCAGCATCAATCTCTTCAAACGCAATATCTTCTAAGGGAAGATTATTAATATCCCCTATAATACCGTCATTGATTTCTTTTTTTAGTGCAGTTCTTCTGGTACTTATTGAGGTTCGCAGAGAATCTTTAACTGAACTTGAAACCATAAGCCTATCGATTCCAGTTTCTATCTCATCCAGTCTTTCAAAAGTGGTCGCTGATGCTATAGCTTCATTCTTAGAGCTTGCCAGAACTCTTTGACCTATCTGATGAGCCGGTATTCTTGGATTGCCACCGTTGGCAACCAAACTGTTTGCAGATTCTATCAAGTCCATAGAGACTGCTGCGAGGTATTCACTGTCCTCACTTCCATTAAGTTCTGCTAAAGCACTATCAACTCTAGCGTCATGCGAGCGAGTGCTTTCGTTGGTGCCGTGATTAAAAGCATTTGTTTTGGCATTGATAAGCTTGGGCGCGAGGCCATTCAAAACTTTTCTTTCTACCAAAGATTTTTGCCTGTCAGTTAAAGGCAATGCGGCAATTCTTGACTTTGCTTTTGCCGTGATGCTTTCGTTAAATGCACTCGCAGCCGCGCCCGTTGTGGTAAACCTAGTTGATGAATTAAGTACGTAATCATCAGCAAGTCTTGCAAACTCAAGACTTAACTGATTTGCGGCCTTGTCTGTCTCTCTATTCTGTTCAGCTTTTTCAAATTCAAAATCTATTCTTGCCTTGCGAGAGTTATAATTAATTTGATTTTGCGCAAAATTTTGACCAGCCTGACCTATCGTCTCACCAAGAGAGGCTAACTGTCTTGCAGGAGAGGACAAAGCCTGTGCATCAATGCTTGTGCCAAGCTGACCCGTTGCCACGTCAACAGATGGCCCAAGACCTTTGTTATAAAGCGGTATTTTAGGCACTACCTAAATCCCTTTCGTAAGAGCTAACTTGAAGATCATATAGTCTTTGATTCTGTTGTATAGAAGCAAGATCTGTAACGCCGCCAAGCAAACTTTGCAAAGCCGCTAGATTTGCTCCTGCCGCCTGTGACTCTCCCTCAAGACGGCGCATAGCTGCTGCTCCTGCTGAACGCGCCGCTTCAACTGACGCAGCATACTGCACGCGCTGTGCGTCACGCTCTGTGCTAAAATATGTATCAGCCATTGCCTGCAAAGGGCTGCCAGACATTTGAATACCTGACTTCGAGGTAGTTGTCCTTTGTACTCCACGCAATCTTTCTGCGCTTGCGCGAACAGACGCCTCTTGCTGCGCTCTTGCGCGTTGCGTAAGGACAAGGTTGTTTTCTTCAACTTTTGCCTGAAACTCTCCAAGTTGTCGCGCTTGTTTGGCTAAAGCACGATTGCCTTTGAACCCCAAAACGCTTTGCGCTACACTCGCAGCTTGTGCAACACCTTCAGCCATTATATCACCCTTGCCATTCTAATATAGTCCTCACCGCGTACACCATATTTACGCATCAATCCCTCATGCTCTAGGCCAAGCCATTCAGCAAATCTTATAGCTGGATGATCTTTGACATGAACGCTTGCCTGCATCCTGCGCAGTTTGTGTTCTTCAAATATAGTATCAACCACACCTTTTGTATAACGCGCAAATGGCGCAGCCCTACGCTTTGCTTCTGGCGACACCAAAACCCAAAGCTCACCAACCCCAAACCACATAACGTGCGCACCACCAACAGCAAGTATCTCCTCACCATCTACCAAAGTATAACCCACAATATTATCGTGGTTACATAGCCCTACCCTTGATTCAGGAGTGAACTCATAGCCCAACTCAATGCTGTGAACATCACTCTCTTGAAACTGTCGCACGTTAAGCATCAAATGTATTTGACCTCCTCATCACTGCTAAGACGGTCATGGGCAACGGCTGAGACTGCCTGATAAATACCCTTGCATCATTATCATAGCCAGATGGGAAAGATATTTCTTTGTCGCCATCAAACATCGGAATAGCTGTGTCCATCGACATAGAACTATCACGAAACGGCAAACGATCAAGATTGCTTTCATCTGGGCCAATCTCTGCACCTACTGTATCTATGAACCGCACTGTTGTGCCGTGAATACGCTTTATCTTGCCCTGAGAGATGCCGTCATTGGCTCCAGCTTCCATCCGCAGGGTTTGTACCTTGGAGTCGAAAGAGTAGCCTACATGCACCGTAGAAGCGCTACGATCCAGTGTTATGGCACCACCTGAGACAGTTTTGTCTGCGTGCGCCGATCCATCTGCAAGAATTTGCACCGTCTCCCCCTCAAGATGGTTCAACCCACTTATGGTGGTCGTCGCGCTACTATCATATGTCAGGCCAGAGTCCACAAAAAACGCATCTGATACATCAGTACCAAACTCAATCTTTTCCATGAACACAATGTGGCGTACAGTTGCGCTATTGATTGTGCGTTTTACTGACAAGTAAACCTGGTCTTCTTCACCTGATGGTATCGCAGTAATGCTTTCGACTACGCCACTGTTGCCGATAGGATGGCTGTGCCACCCTACTGTTTGGTTCTGTGGATCATAAGAAAGGCCAATCAAAACACCATCACTACGCACAAACCATAAGATTAGCTCTGGTTCTTGCTGCCAAATCATGTCAGTCAAACCACCACGCGCCAGATGTTCTGCCAAGACGGTTAAGTCGCGTCCAACAAGACCATCAGTATCCAAGTCAAACGTAACCTCTTTAACCTTTTCTTGGCCCTTTTGAATTAAGATGGTGCTTGCTCCAGCACGTATCGGGCGCACATTTGATGATCCAAAAGTAGTTTCTCGCAGTACGTTTACATTCGTTGGTGTTATAGGTTGTGTGCCTGTGCCGCCAGACATCGTAAACTCTGCGCTTGATGTCAGGACTTGCAGAAAGCGTCCCTGTATCATGTGCTTGATGACGTTTACTTGGTCTGAAGCAATCGTCACGTTGATTGCATTGTCATCCACAGTGCCAGGTGTGTGGTTCTCAAAGTCAGCAGTGACAGAGCCAAAAATTGTTTGCGGTTGAGCCGTGGTGCCAGCAAAGAACAAACGCTCTTCAAAAAAAGCAATCGCTCTTGGAAAGCCATTACGAATACTAAACGCACCACGCGACCAGTTTGTTGTTCCTGATGTCGCGTTTGCAGGAAGCACTAAGTCATTGATAACACTATTAACTGAACTGTTTTGCACAATCGCGGTTGCTGTAGTTGCGTTTGTAACAGCGGTAATTTTTACAAAGCCTGTGCCACTGTGCTGGTACTGCCAAGTGTGGTTGCCGTAAACTTCTGATCCAGAAAGATGCACTGGTGCTTGTGCGCCAGTTGACTCGTTAGTTCCTGAATCTGTTTTTTTGTAGACGTTGCCGTTGAAATGAATAATGTCATTTTGTGAGTAATTATCGCTTGTAGACCACTCATCGTGAGATACCTCAATTACATCTCTAAATCTAAATATAGAACCAACATCCTTAGACGCATCAAACAAATCTGCCGACGCAGTAAGTGTTACTGTGCCAGTGTTTGCGTTTGCTGTAATGGTTGTCGTTGTTGAGTTTTCATCTTCATAAGGGCCATCAATAAAGTCTATGTCAGCAAGCGTAAAGCTAGTTGTCGTTGTTCTTGTTAATTTTGCTGGCTCGTGATCCTTGTGCGCCAAGAACAGAACATCTGCTGACTGCACATGGTTTAGCTCAAACACCTCTGTTACAGAGTATGTGGTTGTTACCTCAACAATCTTACCAGCAGTACCACCACTGCTGTATGCCGTGAACGCACTGCCATTGATACCAGATAATTCAAAAGTATTTGTTGTTTGATTGGCTACTGTAAACTCTCTGTTGTTAAGCTCAACCATACCAGCAACACTTGAAATGAAGACTCTATCTCCGTTGCTGAATCCGTGAGAGTTTGACGTTATGACAACGGGGTTCGCTGCTGTAGCACCCGTGATGGTTTTTGTTGCTTCAGTAAGTATTCCTTCGTCTTTGTAAAAACGTATGTAGTTTGCACCAAACTCAAGCACATATGCCTGCTCGTCGCTAAACTCAAAGTTGATAAGACGCACCTTGCCGCCATCTTTGGACTGCCCAGCAAACTTGGTGCCTGGACGACGGGTAACTCCCCCTTGAGGAAAGATAATCATATTCTCTAGCTTTTGTGCGCCAGAGGTGTACTTCTGTAAATCTATGCGCCCTTCCAAACGCGGAGAAAACTCTCCAGACTGGAAGTTTGTGATGATAGTTGAAACACGCGCCATTCTAGAACCTTATATTCACAAAATCATCAGCAATGATCTTATCAGGCATGCCCTCCATAGCATCTATTGATCTAGCCTCACGCAACCGTAGTTCGTAAAGCTGTTGCATACCTTGTGCCACGCTAGTGCTGCCAGTGATTGCATAGGCTGTTTCTGATGCTAGTTTGTGAGCAATAGAGCTAGACAACAGGGAGTCAAACAACTCTGTGTCTTCTACCCTAGCGATATACACAATCTGACAAGTATCCTCGTCACTCAGTATCTTACGCCCCTCCACCTTGAACATAACCTGCGTATCGTAAGCAGCTATGTCACTGTCTACGTTGCTGTTGAAAAACGACAGAACACGCAAACAAAAAGGATCTGTGGGCAAAGTAAACTGACTAGTAAAACCAAAAGCAGGCGCATCAGAGTCTTTAGCTAGCTCTGCGCGTGTAATCGCTACATTCCAAGGGTGTGCGCGTAAAACAGAGTCACGCACGGTTTCAAAACGACGGTTACACAATCTGGCTTCTTTAGAGTTTTCTGTGAGCGCGGTGATAGTTGCAGCGCCCAACAAGTCCATCGCCTCGTTACAAATATCGACCACGGAAGGCATAGCAGTATCACCCCTTTGCAAGTAAGAGGGGGCAATGCTGCCCCCCCAAAGTTTAGTTTACAACGTACTCAATCACGAATGAGAGGTCGCCTGCGGTATCACCCGCTGCGTCAAACAGCAGACCAATAAACAGGTATCCACCTGGGTCTGAAGATTGACCTGCATCCTCCCATACTCGCTGACCGAGCAGGTTGATGTTACGCGCTTCAAACGTGACATCAGTACCAACACCACCTACAGCAGCGCGTAGGTCTGTGATTGCAGATGCATAGGCATCATCGTCAAGTGCAGTGAAAGTACCGTCACTCTCTGAATAAATGCCAACATCGCAAGTGTTGGTTGTGCCAGAATCTAGGTCATCATTGAAAAGTTTGATGCTCACGATTGCTGCGTTTGAAGGGATAGGAGCAAGCATCACTGTGTCGCTGGCAGAAAGATCTCCAGCAGCCAGTGCGATTGTTCCCATTGCAACGCGCTTTGTGCCGTGCAAAGTCCTAGCTGGAGATGCCACTTGAGGCAGTGCCAGCAGGTTGGACACGAGAGTCGTATTTACATTAGCCATTTTCTACTCCTCTCTTAGTCTGGGGTTTCATCACAGAAGATTTTGACAACCTTGGCTTCTTCCATCCGCACAGCACCAATGTCCATGCAGTAGTAAACCTGGGTCGCATAACCTTTGTCGTTGCGCTCATCAATCCTAGCTTGTACATCTTTGCCAACACCAAGAGTGATACCATCTTCAGCCCATGCAAAGCAGGATCTGATGTCATTGGAATCAATATCCAGACGGTTGGTCATAATGAACTGGAAGCCCATAAAGGTATCCACATCACCCTGAACAAGTGCCTTGATAGTATTGAAGTCCGATGACGTTACCTGCGTTGTGCCAAGCAAGTCTTCGATCTGCTTTGGCCCTACAGCAATGTAGCGTGGGATTGAAGGATCAACGTCATTCAGATCCATCTTACGCTTGGCTTCAGTGAGCTTTGCGATAGTCAGACCATCGTTTGACGATGCAGAGCCAACCATATTGTTGGTGGCATCTAGGGTTGCCGAGCCAGAACCTGTCTCACCAGTAGAGGCAGTGCCAAGTGCGGCAGTAATGATGACATCATCCATAGCGCGTCCCATCGCTGCGGCAGCAGCTTGCGCATAGCTAGATGTCGGGTCGATCAGCATACGCACCTTGTCCTGGTCATCAATCAGGTCGGCAAATTCGTATGATGCAATCGAAAGACGCCGCCTTTGATGTGGCGTGTCGATCTGTGGTGTATCGGCATGGCGGCTGCTACGCAGTTGCGCAGTCACACTACCGATCTGGTCTATAAAGGCGTTCTTACCTACAACAGTTTCCAAGCGCACCGCATCCCGCAGACGAGAACCCATCTGCTGAGATAGCATCTGCACATTGGCAGAATACTGTTGTACAAACGCCGTGGTGATTTGTGTGGACATGCTGTCCTCCTCTCACACGGTTTCGTTTACACTAATGTCGGTGCGCTACCCTTTCGGACGCTCCTGGCTTTTTTAGCGCTTGTGGCGCTGCCGTCTTTCCGACTGCCAGCAGGACGTTCTTCGCCGCTACCCTGCATCACCCACTCAAAGTATTTATCTGCGAGTAGGTGAGGTTCCAAAACGTCACGCGCACTACCAAACTCGATTGCGTAACGTAAACACTCTAAGCGTATTTGTACCAATTCATTCTGTTCCATGCAATACGCCCATAAGCACATTGACCCGTTCTATCGCTCTTTCTCGCGCTACAGGGTCTTTTCTATTCATATAATCAGGGCCACGCATGATGGCGTCAATCTCTTGCTGCGCCGATTGGCGAGAAGCAAGACTTGTTTGCGCAGCATCAGAAACGGTATCCTCGCTTGTAACACTACTGCGAAACTCTGCCATTTTTGCAAAGGCACGAATAAAGTCAGGATGATTGCCAACTTTTGTGCCGTCTGCTAGTTTCATATCTAGCAAATCACCACCACCAAATTGCTTGGCAACCTTTCCAGCATCCGTAAGTTTTGCATCAAACTCTTCACCCCACTCTTGACGCAAGGCCATTTCAGTAGAGTTTCTTTGCTGGGTTTCTGCTTGAACGCTGCTTTCAGAGGCTGCGGATGCCATGCCCCTATAATATTCTAGTATTCCACTTGCCTGATCTGGTGTTAACCGCAGGCTATGAGCCATCTCTGCATAAGACTTTGCGCCATCCTCAGAAATCAACACGCCATCTGCCGCTATCTCATAACCTTCTGCGCTTTCTGGTCTGCCCAACTTATTATAAATATTATCTAGGTCTGCATCTGTAGGGTTTGTCGGGAACGGCAGTTTGTCTGCGCCAATAAGACGCTGCGCGTTTACATATGATCTAGCAAGATTACTAACGTCTTTTATAGGATTAAGACTTGGATGTTCTCTTAGGTCTTCTGGTATCATTGATAAGAAATCGTTACCAGACCCGCCTGATGCAATCTCTGCTGGTGTTTCCAGCGGTGCTGCTTCTGGCTGGGCTACCTGTTCGATAGCTTCCTCTGACATGGTTACTCCTTAATCATCATGTTGTGGATATGGAGAAGAACGGCACGCTTGCCCTCTTCAAAGGCTGTGGCATTAGGATCGCCTGCCACATAGCTTGAGGCACGCCAGTTTGAACGCGCCTCTAAGTCCCGCAAAACCTTTTGACCATGTTCTGTATCAAAAGTCTCACGATACATAAACTTTAACTCATCTATTTCCTTCACTTAGAAACCATCCTTACCGCCTGCGCTGCTTGTGCTGTTGCTGCTACGTCTTCTTGATCTCGCTGACGCTGCAGTGCTTCTTGTTGCGCTTGCTGCCTTTGCTGACGCATTTGATCTACTTCACGCTGGGTTTTTAGAGTAACCTTTGGCACCCCTAGTGAATCTGTGATATGGCGCACCAAGCCATCAGGGTCAATGTGATCTGCAACGGGCAACCCTTCTGCAAGTGGCAGTAATATTTCAAGCGCCCTCATAGTATTGTTCAGGCCGCTAGACTTCTGCGCCCTAGCCAATGGCGATACATATTCTACATCTATATCAATACCCTGAAGCACCTCTGGAGCAGGCGCTAACATATCAGCGCGTAGCATCAAAGCAAACACACGGTCAATCAATGGTCGCAACAACTCATTCATCAACCTGCCAAGCACTGGCCCGATCACACGCATGCGCTCTTCTTGACGCTGTATGACCTCTGTTGCTGTCATCTGCGCAGAACCTGCCGTTAGTATCTGGTCAATATAGAACGCCTGTCTTATAGCAGCCCTGCGCTGTTCCTCCATGCTCAAGCCAATAGGAATGTTTGCGCCCGTGTTTAGAGGAGTGATTGTCTCTCTTGTGCCAGCGCGGAAGAAGTTTAGGCCACCTGGTTGTGTGCGTATTGGCAAAATGAAACCATCATCAGGCACAAGTAAAGGTGGGTCTATTTGCTTTTGAGCAGCTTGAATGATGGTCTTAGACATCAAGTTTATCATCTTAACATCTGGCAACGCCGTCATTGCAGGCGACCTGCCCATCACCTCACCAGTTGCCTTGAGGAAACGCGGCACAACATATGGTAGTTCTTCAAAGCCACCTTCACTAATTATCATCTCTGATTTTTTACAAATATATACCGACATGAACGGCATGTTCAGATTGTTTGGCTTTGTAACATCTCTGTCAGTGCGTGGTGATACAACATGAAGTATCTCTACTTCTTCGTCAGGCTTTTTCTCAAATGTCTTGCGGATAAAATCACCAACATTTTCCAACCCAAAACGCTCTACTGCTTGCTCTGCGGTTGACTCATACAGACGATACACTGTGTCAACCATGCCATACTGATCTTCTGACACATAAAACTCAGATATGTGGCGCGTGCTAAAACGTAGCTTGTCTCTGTCCATCTCGCAGAACATGCAGGCTGTGCCAAAAACAACAAGGTCAACATACGCTTCATGCACTTCTGTTTCAAAGTTTGACCTCTGAAACGCCTGCATCATACGCATGCTTGTGTCTTG